AGTTACAAATTTAATAATTTCTTCAGCAGTGTTACGATATGAACACAAAAAGTTGACTTTGAAATACCTGTGATTAGTATATAATAGTATCACAGGGATAAACCTATGGATCAGCACACCTATGATAATTGGGTGAAGATCAAGGCAACATTTGAAGCTTCTGGCAACACCGATAACATGTTTTATTATCGAGCATGTGAGATTGTAAAAACCAAAAGAGATCCTCTTGCAAAGTTTCTTGGAGATGAGAAATGATGCACGAACAAGAAGAATTTATTACACGTTCCGAAGTTCAGGAGATGATCGATGCAGCAATACGACGACACAACCGTAATGCTTCTATCATTAGCATGTGCGTTGGTTGGGTGGTTCTTGCTTTATTTGCTGAGGGACTTTTGAGATTGGTTGGGGTTATTCCACCATTACTACCATGGCTCAAAATTACTCTGAACTAATTTTCTTAGTTCCTTGGTTTGTTCTTGTGGTGATTGCACTTACAATGTTTGTGCAAGGTTGGATGATTATGAATGCTCACCATGGGTATTCAAAAAGTCCAAAGGTAAAACATCCAGAATTAAACGACGTTAAAGCAGGAGACCCTTTACTAGTGGTTAGATTCACCGAAGAAGATTTGCAGGAATTGCACCAGAGAATTCTCCAACAGAAAATGGATGAACTCTTTGAAGAACCATCAACTTACGAGGACGAAGAAGATGACTAAAACACTTTTAGCACTAACGCTCATTTATGGGTCAACTATCAGTTTGTGGATTTATTGGGGATTGACTCATGCATATCCACAATAAACAAAGATATGGATTTGCAATGTCTGCTTTTGTGAGAATGTATGGTCACTCCATTGCAAACAATATAGATATTAAACAGTTTTGCAAAGAATGGTCCACTGGGACAGATAATGCACCTTTACAAGGACTTGACGAAGTGGACCAATACCTGTATTATGAATACAAGAACTGGAGAGGTAGATGATTTTCCACTTGGTTGAAATACTGGCGGCAAGTCCTTTCTTTCTTTTTCTTTGTGGAATGGGATTGACAGTTGTACCATTTGCTGGTATTATGTTTATACATAGAAACAAATAACGGAGTATCGCCTAACTTGGTCATGGCACCTGCTTTGGGAGCAGGAATAATTTCGGTTCAAATCCGAATACTCCGATCATAAAACTTCACTTTATGAAAATGTATACAGAACTTTCAGATCTCCAAAGATTTACAGTTGAAGAGTTTCAAGAAGATTTTGACAACTTAATAGAAAGGGTGGAGAATGGTGAATCATTTATCATTACTGATGGAGAAAGAAACGCAGTGATAGTTCCATATAACGAAACAATAAATTTTGCATTAGAACCAAACGTAGATGACGATGTGATACGAATACACACCGACCACGAAGAGGGTTCTTGACGCAGAGTTCCAGGTCCTCTATAATAGATCTGGTTTTATGCGAGTGAGACTTGGTAGTCAGAGGAGTCTTATAAACTCTTTCCGCCAGATTAGCGGCTTTGAGGTGGTTCGAATCCACCCACTCGTACCTTGCAGGTTTAGCTCTCTGGTCGAAAGCACCGAACTCATAATTCGGCTAAGGTGGGTTCGATCCCCACAACCTGCATAGGACAGAAACTCTTCTGTCCATCTTGACTTCTCCAAGTCAAACCCTTATAATACTAAGGTCAACATTCAAAACAATGACTCTCACAGCAAAATTCAAGAAAGACGTTCAAACCCTTCGTGGTGCAGCAAACGGTGACTTCTACCTTGATGTAAAGAATCCGAAACTCTACAAAAAGGTTCGTCGTTTCTATGAGAACGAAGGTGTAGTGTTCTCTGGTGATCCTCTGGATGATTATGAAATGCTTATGGAATACGTTCTTGCTGATCTTGAATCCGTTGAGGTTGCATGACAACACGACTTCCTAAAGTTCTTTTGGAACGTGAAGGATATCGCTTTGTAGAAGTTGGTATCCTTGAGATCAACGGTAAACCTGATTATCGTTTGCAAAAGCAAAACGAATATACAAAACGCTGGAATGACATTTATCTTTTTGATAATGTTCTTCAATGCTCTACTGCAATGGAGGATATTGAGTATGCGAAGTGGTTAGACCCTGATAGAGTCCCTTGTTATGTTAAAGATTAAAAACTAAATATTTTAGAGTTATTCAAAAAAAAAAATGTCAAAAAAACCTTCTACAAATTCAAACGCTGATAAAATTTCTACATCAAAACCTGAAGTTCAAGAAGAAAAAAATATATTGCAACAATCAGTAGAAGAACAAAAAGCAAGACCTGGTAGTTTTGCTGAACTTATTTCTAAATAGCATATTAGTCTCGGGAAGACTATAAAAGCGCACTGGTCGGGAGCAACCCCTTTATGTCAAAATCTAATGTATTTCGATACATTGGCAATATTCTTCTCTTATCTGGATATTTTTTCTTGCTATGGGGAGATCCGAAAATTGGATTATTTATAAAATGTATTGGAAATGCCTTTGTAGTTCCTTTTGCAATCAAATATAAATTTTGGGATATTTTATTTTTATGTGGATTTTATGCCGCAATTGAAATACCAAAATTAATCCAACTTTTCCTAGTTAGTTAAAACTAGGTGGTGGAGTCAAATGACCCCTTATGAGTTTCTTTCTTCTCTCAAAAGCAAGTGGTGCGGATGGGGAATTCTTTCTCCGCCTGGTTTCCAATTTCCAGCCAAAGAATTGGTGGCGAGCCTGAATTTCAAAAGAGGAGTTGCATAAACTCCTCTTTTTTTGTATAATATATACTAAGAGAAATTTATTAATCTATGAGTGATTATAAAAAAACAGCACTTGTTCTTGGTGCTGGTGGTTTCATTGGAAGTCACATGGTAAGGAGATTGAAAAAAGAAGGATACTGGGTTCGTGGAGTGGACGTAAAGTATCCAGAATACTCTCAAACTCAAGCAGACGAATTTATCATGGGGGACTTGACTGATCAAGTCTTTGCGAAAAAAGTCGTGCAATTTGTGGGTTATGGAAATAACTTTCATAAAACAATTCCTTCAGAATATATTGAACCTTTTGATGAAATCTATCAGTTTGCTGCTGATATGGGCGGTGCGGGATATATCTTTACTGGAGATCATGATGCAGACGTTATGAATAACTCCGCAAGTATTAATCTCAATATTCTTCGTTCTGTAAAAAATCTTAACGACAAAACAAAAACAAATAAAACTAGAATTTTCTATTCTTCATCTGCTTGTGCCTATCCAGAACATATTCAACTTGATCCAAATAATCCTGGATTGAAAGAAGAAGATGCATATCCTGCTGCACCTGATAGTGAATATGGTTGGGAAAAACTTTTTTCGGAACGTCTTTACTTTGCTTATTATCGCAACTATGGTATTCCTGTACGTGTCGCTAGATACCATAATATATTCGGACCAGAAGGGACTTGGAAAGGTGGAAGAGAAAAGTCACCAGCAGCTATTTGTAGAAAAGTAGCAGAACTTTCATCAACTGGTGGAGAAGTTGAAATTTGGGGAGATGGTGAGCAAACACGCTCATTCCTTTATGTCGATGAGTGTGTAGAAGCAACTTATCGTCTTGTTCAGTCGGACTTTATGGGACCAGTAAATATTGGTTCTGAAGAAATGGTTACGATTAATCAATTGGCAGATATCGCTGCAAAAGTAGCAAACAAAACGATTATAAAAAACCATATTGACGGACCACTTGGAGTTCGTGGTCGTAACTCAAATAATGATTTGATTCGTGAAAAACTTCAATGGGATTATTCTATGACTCTTGAAGATGGAATATCGAGAACTTATGAATGGATTAATAATCAACTTAAATCTATGGAGTGATATATGATAGGATATAATCGTTTAGGATCTAATGGACGTTTGGGAAATCAAATGTTCCAATATGCAGCTCTTCGTGGGATTGCTGAAAAGCACAACTATGATTGGGTAGTGCCACCTCCAACAGATTACTATGAAGCAAACTATGGATTATTTGATTGCTTTAAAATGGAATCAGTTCAGGAAAAAAATTTTGGATTTATTCCTAGTCAATTTAAAACATTGAAGTCTAGAACATTTTCTTTTGATGCGGAATTTTTTGAAAATTGTCCCGATGACTCTAATCTTGATGACTATTTTCAAACAGAAAAATATTTTCAAAATGTAAGAGATCAGATTAGGAATGATTTTCAATTTAAAGATGAGCACTTAGAACCTTGCAAAGAGTTCATCAGTCAATTCAATGGAAAAGTAATTTTTCTTCATGTTCGTAGAACAGACTATCTAAACTTACAATCTTATCATTTATCATGCTCTCTTGATTATTATAAGAATGCATTAACTGAGTTTTCAGACGAAGTTCCAGTTTTAGTTTTTTCTGATGATATTGAGTGGTGCAAGACACAAGATATCTTTTCGGAAGATAGATTTTATTTTTCAGAGAACAACCAAAAGTACTCTCATGCACATAAAGATGCTGATGGTCAACTTAGAAAATCTTTAGTTCCGTACACAGATCTCTGTTTGATGTCTTTGTGCTCTGATGCTATTGTTGCTAATAGTTCTTTTAGTTGGTGGGGTGCTTGGTTAATATCCAACCCAAATAAAAAAGTGATCGCTCCATCTGCGTGGTTTGGTCCAGATGCAAACGATATTGATAGTTCAGATATTGTTCCTAGTGAATGGATTCGTAAACAAATATGATTTACTTAAACTATTTGGGCAAAATGGGGCAGTTGGGAAATCAATTGTTTCAATATGCGTCACTAAAAGGAATTGCAAAACACAATGGTTATGATTTTGCAATTCCTAATCACAACGAATTAATTGTTGATGCTCTTGGCAATAAACTGAGGATAGAACTTTTCTTTCCTTTCAAGTTGAAAAATCTTTCTGAGAAAAATATAGGCGCAGCAGAAAAACCAGTCATTCAAGAACGCCATTTTCATTTTGATGAAGAACTCTTTAATGTCTGCCCAGATGAATGTTGTATAGTTGGATATTTTCAAACTGAAAAATACTTTTCACATATTAGAGATGAACTATTAGAAGATTTTGAATTTATTGATGATATTCAAACTTCTTGCAGAGAAATGATAAGTCAAGTAGAAAAACCTATCGCATTACATATTCGTAGAGGAGACTTTCTTAGAAACAGTGGTAATCACTATAATTTGGATCTAAGTTATTATGAAAGTGCTCTGTCCCAGTACGAAAATGATAGACAAGTTGTAATTTTTTCCGATGATCCTGTATGGTGCAAAAAACAGTCTCTCTTCAAGGATGATCGTTTTTTGGTCTCTGAAAGTGATAATCCATATGTTGACTTGTGTTTGATGAGTATGTGCTCAGATTTTATTATTGCAAATAGCACCTTTAGTTGGTGGGGTGCTTGGCTATCTACTAATCCAAATAAAAAAATAATCGCACCAACAAAATGGTTTGGACCAAATAATCAACATCACAATACAAAAGATTTATTCCCAGATGAATGGGTAGTGCTATGAAACAAGATTTATCTAACGTTACTTTTATTATTCCACTCAGGATTGATACTGATGATCGTCTTCGTAATATTATTTTATCAACATCTTTTTTGTTGAATAGGTTTGATTGTAAAATTATCATTAAGGAATCGGATGAAATGTCCAAGTTTACTACCTGGGCTCTTCCTTTGATTGAAAAGATTTCTGATACTAAAAACCTGACTTATATTTTTGAAGAAAACTATGATGATCATTTTCATAGAACACGTTTGTTAAATGAAATGATCATGCAAACCACAACAGATATTGTGGTAAATTATGATTCTGATATTATTCTTCCAATTGAATCTTACATAAAAGCAAAAGAAATGTTGGATTCTAAAAAGTATGATGTTGTTTATCCATATCGATTTGGGGAAAAAGGTGAACGTAAAGTTGTTCTTGAAACTAAGGTGGAAGACGAAAATGATTTAAGTCGTCTTTTGGACTTCCCGCTCATCAAAGAATTTATTGGTGAATATAACCCAGACGTTTTAGATAAGTCCTTTGGATATGCTCAACACATGAATGGACTTGGATGGTCTGAGTATGGAATGGTTCAGTTTTTCAATACTCAGGTTTATAAGGATGGATATTTGGAAAATGAAAACTTCATTGCATATGCTCCAGAAGATGTTGAGCGACATCATCGATGGAATATTCTAGGATATGCGATTGGTAGAGTTGATAATCATGCATATCATCTAGAACATAAAAGAACTCAAAACTCTTGGTTCAATAATCCATTCATGCAAAAGAATAATCAACTTTGGGAATATATAAAAGGACTTTCCAAAGATCAAGTTATAGAGTATTATGAGAATCAAGAGTATGTGAAGGAGAAACTAAAATGAGTTGGTATCTAGTAAATTATGCAGATAAAAAGTTTCGAGATGAGCAATCTTTTATAGAAAGAGTTCACTCTAAAAACTTCAATGTTATTTCTTATAATAGAGATTGGTTGATTTCTACTGATTTTTATAAGGATAATCAAAGTCTTCTTGATGAAGAAACTGGTGGAGGTTGGTGGGTTTGGAAACCTTATGTTATTCTTGATGCTCTCTCAAAGGTTGATGAAAATGACTATGTAATCTACTGTGATTGTGGAGACATGATCTCACCAAACATAAAATCATATGTGGAGAATACTTTGTCTGAGGATGAGTTCTGTCTTCTTCTTCTAGGAAACAATAGGAATAGTGATTACACAAAAAGAGATTGTTTCATTTTGATGGATTGTGATGAAGAAGATTATTGGAACTCAAATCAATTGGAAGCAGGAGTTCAAGTTTGGAAGAAAACTGAACAGTCTATCAATGTTATTTCTGATTGGATGAAGTTTTGTTTAGATTCTAGGATCATTAAAAATGATCCTAGTACTCTAGGTGAAGAACTATCCACATTCAAAGAACATCGTAATGATCAAAGTGTATTGACGAACATTGCGATAAGAGAAGGTCTGAGTGTTAGTAATCAACAATTTAGGAACTTCATTGAATGTGATTATGACTACTGGTATGAAAGATATCCAGGTTCTAATCTTGGAAGAGATATTGATAGATTTCTAGTGGAGATTAAAAATGCATAGTATTATCTTAACCATTCACAATAAAGAGTGGTTAGTTCAACAAGTTCTTGATGGTATTGTAAAAAATACTAAAGGTGACTATGAACTGATTATAGTTCTTGATGGATGCACTGATAAATCTTTTAATGTAGTTGAAGATTATTTTTATGGAAAAAATCATAACGTAACCATAGCAACTACTCCAGATGTATACGAGACCAAGGCAAATAATGTTGGACTAAAAAATGCATCTGGTGAATATGTGATAATCGTTCAAGATGACATGATTATCAAAGAGGATGGATGGAATCTTAGAATGCAAAAACCATTCGATGCTTTTGATGATGTGTTTGCAGTTACTTCCAGAACCGCACATGGTTGGGAGTTTAATCCAACTACAAAACACCTGGGGATGAAAGAAGATCTCGATGACTGTTGGTGTGATATTTGCATACATACTAATCATGCGGATAGAACAAATATCTCAAGAGATACTTTTGCTGTTCGTGCCTCAGTAAATAGAGGTCCTTTGATGATTAATCATGAAGACTTAAAGAAGTTAAATTATCTTGATGAAGAATTTTCTCCACAAGATATGGACGATCATGATTTGATGTATAGAATGCATAAAGAACTGGACAAAGTTTGTGGTTGTTATTGGATTGATTTTGAGTCAAAAGATGAGTGGGGTGGAACTAGAGTATCTGGTTCTCCAGCTCCTTGGTTACTTAAATCAAATCATAAGAATATGAAAATATTCTATGAACGTCACAAAGATCTTATTAATCTGGAGTATCAAAACGAAGACAGGAGGTTACTAGATGATTGAAGTTATCAGTCAAGAAAGATGGGAACAAGCTCAATCTAAAGAAATTAATCATTATGACTATAATAATGAAGAGAACTACAAGAACTCTGCATATATTATTTTGAGGGATCATTTTAATATTGACCCTGAGAATGATCTTGTTGGCAAAAAGATTTTGGAATCAGGTGGTGGTTGTCATCCATCAACTTCTTTTTGTAAAGGTTTAAAGAGAGCTGTTAATGTTGAACCACTTTATGATAAATTCCCTGACAATATAAAATCTAGACTTAGTAATGCAAACGTAGAATGCGTCTCTACTTCATTTGAAGATTATAAAGGACGTTCAAAATTTGATGAAGTGTGGTTTTTCAATGTTCTTCAACATGTGAGGGATCCCTATCTACAGATCGAGAATGCAAAACGAATTGCAAATGTAGTAAGGGTTTTTGAACCCATTGATACTGCAATCAATGATGAACACCCACACAGTTTTAACATGCAATTCTTTAAAGAACAGTTTCCAGATGCTGAAGTTAAGATGTATCAAGGTGGTTCTGTTGCAAGATTTCATGGAGCAAACTGTGCATATTTGACGTGGACTAAAAATGACAAAAAGAAAACTACTAAATCTTGATCTAATTTCCATCAATTGTGTAGATCCTTATCAATCTGCTGCTGCAATAAATTATTGTCAAAAGTATTTTGAGTTTGGAAAAAGTATTCTAGTTACACATCAGGATATTGATGTACATGATATTGAACTACACATCATTGACAAACTGGATTGGTATCAATATAATGATCATGTACTTAATTTAATTGAACACACGGATAATGACTATGTGATGTTGATTCAGGATGATGGTCATCCAATCAATCCAGAACTTTGGGATGATGAATATCTAGAATATGATTACATTGGAGCTCCATGGCCTGGTGAAGAGAGTTGGATTAGTCTTCAACATAAAGATCAACAAGACTACATTAGAAAAAACTTTCCAAAGAACAGAGTTGGTAATGGTGGATTTTGTATAAGAAGTAGAAAGTTCTTAGAATTTTCTGCACAATATGATTCTTGTAATGGTCTTGGAGAAGATAGTTTTCTTTGTACTCGAAAATATGAAGAAGCAATTGCATATGGAATCAAATTTGCTCCTCTTGAATTAGCTTCTAAATTTTCATATGAGAATCCATGCATAGAATTTGGTACGTCATGGAATCAACAAGTAGTTCTTGATAAATCAAAACACTTTGGATGGCATGGTAAAAACTTTTTAAACACTCAAGAATTAATGTCTTTAAAATATACGTGATATGAAAGTACTTGTAACTGGAACTGCGGGTCTACTTGGAGCAAATTACTCTAGGCACCTTCTTGCAAATGGACATACTGTAATTGGTATTGATAATTTCTCTGGAGGATATAAAGCCTTTCTTCCCAAGAATGATAACTTAAAATTTTACAAAGTTAATCTGGAGAATAGGAAAAAAGTAAAAGATATATTTGAAGTTGAAAAACCTGATGTGGTATATCACTTTGCTGCGTATGCTGCTGAAGGTTTGTCACCATTTATTCGTAACTACAACTACAGAAATAATGTAATTTGTTCTGCAAATATTATTAATGAGTGTATTAACTATAATAGTAAACTGGTCTTTACCTCAAGTATGGCTGTTTATGGAGAACAACAACCTCCATTTACAGAGGACTTGAGACCTATGCCTGTGGACCCATATGGTATTGCAAAGTATTCTGTTGAGGTAGATATTAAACTTGCTGGAGAACAATTTGGTCTCTCTTACAATATTATCAGACCACATAATGTCTTAGGTAAGTATCAAAATATCTGGGACAGATATCGTAATGTGATTGGTATTTTCATTCGTAAAGCAATTACTGGACAACCTCTTCTGGTTTACGGAGATGGAGAACAAACCAGAGCATTCTCCGACATCAAGTATTACATGGAACCGTTTGATAAACTTCTCACTGATTATAGTGGAGAGTTGTTTAATATTGGTGCTGACAAATACTTTACCATCAATGAAGCTGCAGAGACTGTAAAGAAAGTTGCATCTAAGTATGGATATAATGCGACTATTGAACATGGAGAACCAAGACATGAAGTTAAACATGCATACTGTGATCATACAAAGGCAAAAACTTTGCTGAACTTTGTTGATGGAACTGAGTTGGAACCCCTGATTGATAGTATGTTTGAATGGGCAGTTAAACAACCAAACAGAAAAGTGAAAGATATGGAATATGAAGTAACAAAAGACATTTACGATTATTGGAAATGAAACCCATTCAAGTATTCATGAGACACTGTTATTATTCTCCAAACAGTGCTCTCCCAAATAGACATAGACCAGAGTGGTTTGATAAGATTAAACTCTTTGAAAACTTTAAGAGAACAATTAATCCTGAACTTGCTGATTATACTATTGTGTATGATGAAAAGTTTGGACCAATCTCCGATACTTTTTTAAAGGATGAGGAGAATGTTGAGATTATCAATTTTGGGTATGAAGCAGGAAGTTTTTCTCGTACATTAGATATTGCATTAGAAAAAAACTTTTCTGATGATACAATCATTTATTTTCTTGAAGATGATTATTTACATCATCCTGGATGGTGTGAAATTCTTTTAGAAGGGTTTACTCTTCCCACGCACTACATCTCATTATATGATCATCTAGACAAGTATATTGATTCTGGATATGATAATCTCGTGTCAAAGGTAATGGTAAGTGATTCAGTTCATTGGAGAACTGTACCATCAACTTGTAACACATATGCTGCAAGAGTTGGAGATCTAAAAGAAGACTATAATATTCATAAACATTATAGTGATGCATCTCCTGATGGAATTTCAATGGATCATGCAAAGTTTGTACATCTTGGTAATATTGGAAAGAGACTAATTACTTCAATTCCTGGATATGCAACTCACTGCGATCATCTCCAGTCCCCAGTAGTTGATTGGAAAAAGTATCTATGAACTGCATACTATATCTCGTCAGATCCTCTGAAGAAGACTTGAATGATTTTAATAACTCTTTGTCTTTACTAGAAACCAACCTCATTCCATTTACTAAAGATGTTGATCTAGTAGTTTTTTGTGAAGAATCATTCGAAGAGTATAAGTCAAAAGTAAAAACTCAACTTAACATAAAGTATCAATTAATTGAATTTGATCTTCCCGATTATCCAAAAGAAATTGTAGATAACATACCAGAATTTTTTCCACATCCAACTCATGGAAATGGTCCAGTTGCCTGGGGGCATCCTGGATTTTCTATGGGATATCGACATATGTGCAGATTTTTTTCTGGACAGATGTATAAGTTTGATATTCTCAAACAGTATGACTATTACTTAAGACTAGATACAGATTCTTTTATCCATACTCCACTTAACTATGATATTTTTGAGTGGGCTAAAACCAATAATTGTTATTATGGATTTATTGCACCAGCAGTTCAACAAGATAATGAAAAAGTAGTCGAGGGATTATGGGATCATGTAAACGAGGTATATCCAAATAATATTCCGGATAGGTTAATGTTTTATACAAACTTTGAGTTGGGTAAAACATCTTGGTTCTTGACAAGTGAGTATATGAACTTCTATAATTATATAGACAAATGTGGTGGAATTTATACTAAGAGGTGGGGAGATGCTCCTATTAAGTTTCTTGGTATTAATTTATTCATGAATCAAAAGAATATAATTCCAGTTCAAGGATTTACATATCAACATGGAGCAATCTATACAGTATAATGGATAAGAACAAGTCAACATATAAACTGAAAAACTTTGGGCCCATATACTACATCAATCTTGATGGACAACCAGAAAGAAAAGAGTATATGGAGAAGCAGTTTAAGTATTGGGATATTGAAAACTATACTCGCGTCTCTGCATATGATGGTAGAGATGATGATCTGAGTAACATTATCAAAGGTAGATACCCTGAGATGATGACTTCTGGTGAGATTGGATGTGTAACTTCCCACCTTAAGGCAATCAAACATTGGTATGAAACATCTGATAGTCCTTATGCAGTTATCATGGAAGATGATTGTAACTTAGATTTGGTAAAGTATTGGAACTTTACTTGGGATGACTTTTACTGTAGAATTCCTTATGATTGGGATGTTGTACAAATTGCAATCATTTGCACTGGAGACATTCATATTAAGATTCACAAAAGATTTGTCAATGAATTTTCTACTGCATGTTATATCATTACACGACATCATGCAGAAAAACTTTTGAAACTTCATGTACGTGATGATAAGTATAAGCTAGATAATGGTGTAAGACCTAGACCAGTTGCCGATGATTTAATCTATAACGCAGGTAACACTTATAGTGTTCCTCTTCTTCTTTATAGAATTGAACTTGGATCTTCTATTCATCCTGACCATATTGATGCATTTCACCGTGGAAACCACGATGGTCAAATGAACTTTTGGAGTCAAAAAGGTGCTCAATTGAGTGTTGATGAACTGACTGACTATGATCCATATCTTGGGAGAATAATTGAAAGTTCATCAACCCAACCAAATGCTTGACATGTCTCTAGTGATCCCTTATACTAAATAAGTACTTAAGAATTCTGTTGTAATTCTTAATCTTTGTCCTATAGTACATAAAAATAATTTTATGAAACTCAAACAACTGATGCTTGCACCCGTTGCTCTGGGAATGGTTGCTCCTGTTGCTGCGAATGCCGCAGACCTTAACATGGCAGCAGTCAACCAATATGCTACCTCTGAGCAGGTTACAAGTGTCACTCAACTCTCTGATGTGCAACCCACCGACTGGGCGTATCAAGCACTCAGCAATCTCGTAGAGCGTTATGGTTGCGTTGCAGGTTATCCTAACGGCACCTTTGGTGGTGGTCGTGCTATGACTCGTTATGAGGCAGCTGCTCTACTTAACGCTTGCCTTGATCGTGTTACTGAAGTTACTGATGAACTCCAGCGTCTTGCTAATGAGTTTCGTGATGAACTGACCGTTATCCAAGGTAAAGTTGCAAGTCTTGAGACCAAAGTTGGCCAACTCCAGGCAACACAATTCTCTACCACTACCAAACTCAAAGGTGAAGTAAACTTCGTTCTCGGTAGTGTTGCTGGTGCTCGTCTTGCTAATAACACTAATGTTGGTAATGCAGCATTTAACTATGATGCTCGTCTGAGTTTTGATACTTCCTTTACTGGTAAGGATCTTCTCAAGACTCGTTTGCGTTCTGGTAACTTCTCCAGTCAACCTTTTGGTTCTTCCTCTTCCCTATTCAAACTGGACAAGGCAGAATCTCTTTCCAATCAGGTAACTTTAGATCGTTTGTACTATAGTTTCCCTGCTCTGGCAAAGGGTGTAACTCTTACTGCTGGTGCTCTGGTTCGTAACACTGAGATGACTTGGATTCCTTCCGTTTATCGTTCGGAAATCCTTGACTTCTTCACCACTGCTGGTGTTCCTGGTGTTTATAACAAGGCAACTGGTGCTGGTTTTGGTGCTCAGTATGTTCAACCTACCAAAAAAGGCAAGGGTGGATTTGTTGCTGGTCTGAACTATGTTGCTCAAAATGGTGATAGTTCTACCACTGGTGTGTTTAATGAATCTGGTGCTCTGAATGCTCTGGCACAGGTTGGTTATCGTGCTCCTCAGTTTGGTGCTGCTTTCGGTTACCGTTATGGTACTGCAGGAACTCGTGTTCGTAACTACAACGGTGTTGCTGGTAATGGTGGTACTCTTGCTGCTAATCAGACCTCTAATGGTTATGCTCTGAACGCATATTGGCAACCCAAGACTTCTGGTATTGTTCCTTCTGTCTCCGCTGGTTATGGTTGGAACACTGTGAGTGGTCCTGTGACTCCTCGTGCAGCAACCGATTCCCAGACCTGGTTTGCTGGTCTTCAGTGGAGCGATGTGTTTACTAAGGGTAATGCTGCTGGTGTTGCTTTTGGTCAACCTGGCAATGCTGAGCGACTCTCTGAGAAGGCTCAAATGCTTGAGATCTTCTATCGTTACAAAGTTAGCGATAACATCAGTGTGACTCCTGCACTGCTTTACGTCACCAACAATCAGGCATTCAAGAATGCCTCTGATAACTGGGGTGGCGTAATTCAGACGAAGTTCACCTTCTGATAATGAAACATTCAATCATTTTTTCTTCTGCTTTGATGGTTGCTGGTCCTGCTTTTGCGGGACCTTTTGTAAATATTGAAGCAAATGCTGGTCTTGCTGGTTCCAATTATGTTGGAACAGTTACTGAGGCACATGCTGGATATGAAGGTACTTCTGGTAATTTTTCTTATTATGGACAACTTGGACCTGCTTTAGTAACTCCTGAAAGTGGTGATTCTACTGTCCAGTTGTCTGGAAAAGTTGGTGCTGGTGTAGATGTAACTGATAAACTTAATGTTTATGGTGAATACTGGGCACTAACTGGAGGTGAGGTAGAAAATTTAACTTCTAATTTTAAATTAGGTGTTAAATATAACTTCTGATAAGATACTCATAAGTTGAGTGAAAGCACCTCTTTATGGGGTGCTTTTTTATTAGGTAATGAAAACCTTAACCAAATCTTAGTGGACTTTAAGGTTTGCTTCTAGTATCATTACTTACGAAGTCAATTCACTTCTAAAAACTTTTTATGAAACTCAAAAACTTTATTGCTGTTGGTCTAGTTGCCGCTCCTGTTGCTGCATTTGCTGGACCTGCTTTGAATGGTGCAGGTGCTACTTTTCCTGCCCCAATTTATCAGCGATGGTTCCAAGACTATGCTGCGTCTACTGGAAATCGTGTTAATTACCAATCTGTTGGTTCTGGTGCTGGTGTTCGTCAGTTCATCGCTGGGACCGTCGATTTTGGTGCGTCTGATGAACCTATCAAGGCATCGGAAGCAAAGCAAGTAAAGCGTGGCGTTGTTCAAATCCCTATGGTTGGTGGAACGATTGCTGTTGCTTATAACAAACCTGGGTGCAATTTGAAACTCACTCAGAAGCAAACTGTAGATATTTTTGCTGGTCGCATTAAGGATTGGAAAGCACTTGGATGTGCTGCTAGTCCTATCACTACTGTGTATCGTTCTGATGGTTCTGGAACTACTTATGCATTTACCAACTCTCTTGATGCTTTTGGTGGATGGGGTCCTGGTGTAGGTAAGGCAGTTAAATGGCCTACTGGTGTTGGTGCAAAAGGTAATGAAGGTGTTTCTGGTCGCATCCGTCAAACCCCTGGTTCTATCGGTTATGTGAATACTGGATTTGTAAAGGCAAATCGTATTCAAGCAGCAGCAATTCAAAACAAGGCAGGTAAGTTTGTTCTTCCTACCGCTGCATCTGGTGCCGCTGCTCTGAATAACATCAAACTGGATGCAAACCTTGCTGGTGAAAACCCAAATCCTGCTGGTGCAAATGCATATCCCATTTCTACTTTGACCTGGATTCTTGCATATAAAACTGGTAATGGTGCAAAAACAAGTGATATTCGTGCCGCTCTGAACTATGCTCTGAGTTCTAAGGCACAACTAATTGCAGATGACCTTGGTTATGTTCCTCTTGCGGGTTCGGTTCTCAACAAAGCAAGAATTGCTGTTGGTCGTATTGGTCAGTAAATCCTAACGAAATTAAGTATAAATGACTACGAGAGGGGCTTGACCCCTCTTTATTTTTCCTATATAATTGTGTTGTAAATCTTTACAAAAGATAATGACTGTTACAAAAAATGAGTTTGGGCAAATGAATATGTTTGCCAAAGAACCATCGATGTATATGACCAAGGAAGACCTTGAGCGTTATGGCATCGAACCCTATGCAGAAAAAGCGGAGAAAATGAATGGACGCTGGGCTATGGTCGGTATTGTTGCTGGCGCTATTTCTTATGCTCTCACTGGCAACCTCTTCTTTGGAGTAGTTTGACACTTGACAATGACTTCAATTATCTTTACAATAACAAGCGTTGCCTTTTTCGTACTACTGGCAGCATCCGTAGAAAAAATTTGCGAGACTTATTGATGACTACTTTTAATGTTACTCTTCAATCACCTGATGGCACCGAAACTACAATTGAATGTCAAGATGACCAATACATTCTTGAAGCAGCAGAAGAGGCAGGTGTTGACCTTCCTTCTTCGTGTAAAGCAGGTGCTTGCTCGGCTTGTGCAGGAAAACTCATCTCTGGCACCGTAGATAATGAGGAACAATCGTTTCTGGATGACGATCAGATTGCTGATGGTTGGGTACTTACCTGCGTGGCATATCCCACTAGTGATTGTGTAATTCTTACTGAGCAGGAAGAAAATCTGTGAGTGCTGATATGCTTGGGCAATTTGCAATTGCTCTTGAAACACTTGGATGGGACAAAGATGATGACATCTCAGTTGAAATTGGTGGTGTAGCAGTCACAGGAACTGCTACTAGTCCAAACGCAAACCCAAAATGGGCAAAACCTTTTGGAACAGTCACTTATCAAAACGATGCTTTCATCGTAATTAAAAACAAGTCAAGGAACCCAGTTGTTCCTTCACAACCAAATCCTGAACTTAAACAACAACACCCTTATAATGGAACACTCTCTAATTGAACTGCTGACTTATTATGTGATTGTTGCTGCTTTGTTTATTGGAGCACCAGCAGTATTCTTCACAATCGTTTTTATGCCTGCACTTATGAATACTAAGGGTGCGGTTGTTGGTTATAAAATTCGCCGTGATTATGGTGAAACATCTATCTATTCTAAAGTAAAATAAAGGAGAAAAACAATGAACGAACGCGCAGAACGTATTAATGGTTGGGCAGCAATGATTGGCATTGTTGCTGCAATGGGTAGTTATGCCTTTACTGGACAAATTATTCCTGGTATTTGGTGATATGGAGGTTAAAATGCGTAAAGAAGGTTATCAAGTTCCTCAAGTAGAATTTGTGTTTCGTGAGAATGGTGAGTTTGTAACTCGTACTACTTCAGAACTCTTCGATGGAAAGCGTGTGGTCATTTTTAGTCTGCCTGGTGCTTTCACTCCTACTTGCAGTGCCTATCAGCTTCCTGGATTCGAAGAGAAATTTGACGACTTTATTGGTAGTGGCATCGACGATATTTACTGCATCTCTGTTAATGATGGGTTTGTGATAAATGCTTGGGCACAAGACCAGAATATCAAGAATGTAAAACTCATTCCAGACGGCAATGCATATTTTACACGCTCTATGGGAATGCTTGTCACTAAGTCCAACCTTGGTTTCGGTGATCGGTCTTGGCGTTATGCTGCGGTCGTAGATAACGGAATCATCGAAAAACTATTCGTTGAGGATGGGCAGCGGGACAATGCAGAAACCGACCCTTACGAGGCGACTACTCCAGAAGTGGTTCTTGATTATGTGAAATCTACAGTACGAGAAACTGTTACTGCTTGAAAATAATCAAAGCGCCTAAAAGGGCGCTTTTTTTATAAATATCTTCAGTGTTTATAGAGATAATCCATGACCCTAGATCTTCATAACTTTTTTAAGTTTTATGATGATAGCAATTCAAATCATGTTGCAGCGGTCCAGTGGTTAGAAGACAATCTTCCTGCTCAGTTTCTTGATGATTCTGAGACCGATTGGATAGGAATTTTTAGAACTAAACCCCCTACACCAGCAGTTCTAGCAGTTCCTTATTTTAATCAAGTAGACAACTACAGAGATGCACATAGAACTTGCAACTCTTCATCGTGCGCTATGTGTCTTGCGTTCCTCAAGCCAGGAAGCATCAAAGGTGATGATGAATACGTCAAGAAAGTATTTGCGATTGGCGATACAACTGACCATGCCGTACAGACGAAGGTTCTGGCAGGTTATGGCGTTAAGTCACACTTTAGTTACAATTTATCTTTTGCTGATATCGATAAAAGTTTGGACGCTGGGAAACCCGTTGTTATTGGCATACTCCATAGGGGTTCTCTTTCTGCACCTACTGGTGGGCATATGTGTGTTGTGATTGGCAAGACTCCAGATGGAAAGGGATACTATGTCAATGATCCATATGGTTCATTGAATGATAATTACACTGGTCCTGTAACTAACGGTAAGAAAACAATTTACACCAAAGCAGTTCTTAAGCACCGTTGGTGTCCAGGAGGCAACGATGGATGGGGCAGAATCTTCGACTAGATTTAAAGCAAAAATGCTTAAAGTGATAAAAGACCTTACAAATAATGGTAAGCATATAGAAGCAAACGAACTTTATCAACGTTATTTCGGAGACAACAATGGCAAGAATCGATCTACATAACTTCTTCAAGTTTTATGACGAGAAGAACCCCAATCACGTCAAAGCAGTCCAGTGGTTGGAAGATAACCTCCCAGTTAAGTATCTAGAAGATAATATTGATTGGGCGGAGATTTATAGAGGAAAAAAGACTAGTGCTGCACCAGCATCCGCACCCGCTGCTGCAGCTCCTGTAACAGGTGGTGATGATGTTCCTCAAATGGGTATTAAATTGATCAAGGAGTTTGAAGGATGTCACCTTAAGGCATATCCAGATCCTCTTTCTGGTGGACTTCCAATCACTATTGGTTGGGGTTCAACTCGCAAGAAGGATGGATCACCATTCAAAATGGGCGATACAATCACCCAACAGGAAGCAGATGAGTTATTGATTACTCAGTGTAAGAATCAGTTTCTTCCTGCACTTCGTAAAATCCCACATTGGAATGAAATGTCAGATGGAAAAAGAGGCGCTCTGCTCAGCTTTGCTTATAATCTTGGTGCCGGTTTTTACGGTGGTGATAACTTTAATACTATTACTAAACGCCTGAAGAATAAAGAGTGGGATTTAGTTCCCGATGCGCTTTACCTCTACAGAAATCCTGGTTCAAATGTAGAAGCAGGTTTAGCACGTAGAAGAAAAGCAGAAGGTGAAGCTTGGAAAAAAGGTTAACCTCAAACTAAGGAACAAATGGAAACGCCAAACAAAAAGGAAAAGTGTATGAGTACTGTTATACGCATTGCGATTTTGGGTTGGTCTGCTGCTCTCCTCACTGCTAGCTATGCTGGTGCTCTATCTAAGATGGACCCAACATTCATTGCAACTGTCTTCACAGCATCTGCTGCTACCTTTGGTATTAATACTATGAAGAAAGGTGGAGATGATGATGAGAAGAAAGAAGAAGAACCACGTAAAGAAGTGGTAGTAGAACCTACTCCAGAACCACCAGCACCAGAAGTTGTTGCTGATGAACCAACTCTTGAAGAGAGAGTTGAGGTATTAGAAGGTCAAGTACAACCCCGCACAGGTGGAGCATAATGTCTAAGTCGGCAAACAAAGGTAAAAAGGGTAGTGCAGGTTCTGCCAATAATAAAAAGCAGAATTCTGGTAATGCCAATGCCAAAAAGGCAAAGAATGGTGGTAAGAAAAAGTGATAAATTTTATCGCTTTTATGATCGTTGGTTATAGTGAGATTAGTCCTGGCAGTTGTCAGTTGGAATACCTTCGTTATAATGAAGTTCACTCGCTTGTAATTCCGTGCCAAGAGAATGGAACACCCCTAAAAGGGAATGTTGGAATGCTCCCATCCACAAAATACTCCAAGCAATAGATAATCACACCCGTCTTTTTATAGAGACGGGTGATTTTTGGCATGAAGAACAGGCCCAGATCTTGAGAAAATATGTAAAAGATTTGAAAGTCTGGATACACAAAGAAGAAGGTTGGTGGAACGAATGAAAAAGTTATTCACCTCATTTGGTTTAGTTTTATCCTTAGCATTTCCTGCTATAGCATCATCATTAGAACCAAAACAACCAACAGTAAGACCTTATAGTACAGAGGCAATGGGTTGTATGATTCTTTTAGAGTGTACTGAAGGTGTAGAGAAACTTACAGTAGATTCTGAACTATTAAAGAATCCAGACTTTGATCCATTTAGAGAAGAATTGAAAAGAATTATTATTGCCCTTGACAGTGTAAGTGTTCCTGTCTATGTGGCACCGGAAAGATATTTTACTCCAAGAACAGTAGGATTATATAAACCAAACTATAATCGTTTTTTTGTAAATGAAACTCTTCTGAAAGACCCTAGAGAGTTTCTTGGAACAATGAGACATGAAGGATGGCACGTTGTTCAAGATTGTATGGGTGGTGGATTGAAAACATCATTTATGGCACAGGTCCATCAAGATAGTGAAATACCTGCTTGGGTAATGAAGCAAACTAGATTAACTTATGAATCAATGATGCAAAGTCGTGCTATTCCTTGGGAGGCAGATGCTAACTGGGCAGAAGAACAATCTAATGTAACTGCTGAAAAGATAGAGATGTGTGCAAAAGGTCCTCTGTGGGATCAAATTCGTCCTACATCAATGACTATGGATTGGTTGATTGGATGTGGATGGATGAAACCACAAGAGGGTAAGTATCCTTATTATCCAAATAAAAAAGTAGAGTATTGCACTGAGGGTAAGTATTAATGGATTTTCCCTGGGGAGTTGTTATAATTTTATCTTGTGGTCTTGCTTTTACCGCATACTGCATTTACTACATATTAAATTTAGCACATAAGGAGATGAACGATGAAGCATTTAAGTCTGATACTATCAATCACAAGTCTGAGCATTAGTGCTGCGATTGGTGTAGGTGCATATATCACTTATCAAAAAGCACAGAAGATTCTAGACAATCCAGAAGAGTTTGTTGGTAAGGTTGTAGAAAACCAAGTCAATAAAGCATTTGAAAAACTACCCATTCCTAAACTAAATACTGAGAAGTTTAAATTACCATTCTGATGGATAAGGACCCATACATTTATAGAATTAAATCAGTTCTTAAGGTTGTAGATGGCGATACTATTGATGCTGCTATTGACCTTGGGTTTGATATCTCCCTTACTAAGCGAATTCGTCTTGCTGGTGTCGATACCCCAGAGAGCAGAACAACTGATGCAAATGAAAAGAAACTTGGTCTTGAAGTTAAAGAATGGCTCAAGAAAAAGTTAGAAGGACAAACAGACGTTATCGTTAAAACAGAACTCCCAGATTCGACCGAAAAATACGGAAGAATTCTGGGACATTTGTTTATTGGTGATAAGGAAGTATCTGCAGTTAATAAAAAGAAATCAGTCAATCAGCAAATGATTGATGAAGGATATGCTTGGGAATATGATGGTGGGACTAAGAAGAAAGATTTTAATTTGCTTTTAGAAAGAAGACAGAAATGATTTACTTTAATATTGTCAGATTGTTCATTATTATCTGGGCAGCACTTATGATTTCTGCTGTGGAATCAGTTGCCATCAAAACAGAAGGACAAGTAGAACTTGAAACTACAAGTATAGATGCATATGCAAAAGTACTTGTACTCGCAGTAGGTTCTTTTCTTGGTGATGCTGCTTTTAAACTAAAACAAAAGAAATGAAACTTCTCATCTTAGATGTTTTAATAGTTCTAAGATTACTTACAAACGACGGTATAATACTTGAGAATAGAAGACCTATTCCCAAGAGACAACCACCAGAGATTATTCGTTTTGTTAGGAGACCAGCACGAAGAGGACGCAAAAAATCTTTACAATTTGATACTACTTTGTTAAATAGTAAAGATTTGTTTAAGGTGTTACAGAATGACCTCAGCACCAACAAAAAAGGAACGTAAAGAAGAGAAAGATAATATTTTTCTTGATATGTTATATAATCTTGTAGTGTATATTCCAGTATTGATTATATCTTGGGTTGTGGATAAATTTTCAGATTGAGAACTTTGCAGATAATTTTTTAGCAATTTTTTTAGCAGGGGCAAAGAGAGGTTTAAATCTCTGTTGTCCTTCTTTTGTAAACTTATCTGCTATTACGTCGTCAATAATAATTTTATTATCAATCTCATAGAGAGAATTAATTTCTACTTGGTCACGAATATACTGCTCTACATTTTCCACTTGCTCTACAAGTCTCGTTCCTTCTGCGGAGTATTCGAAAATATCAATATGTCCACCCTCCGCAAGAACATAATGTAGAACAGGTTTAACTTGTTTAATTTTAATTTTAAACTTTTTCTTCGTTGCCTCTTTGATGATTGGTTCGGCAGCATTCTTTAGTGCATTAAGTGCCGTAGTAGCAACCATCGTAGATGCTGTGGTAACTACTGCGACAGCACCAGCCGTAGCAACAAGAGAAGGGTCAGGTAAATTAATATTGATTCCACCGACAGTAAAGGTAGGTTGAGGTTTATCTGCTGGAACTTCTACAACTGGTGTAGGTGTGGAAGTTTGGATAGGGGGGGTTTGAACAACTTGAGGCAGTTGAGGTGGGGGGGTAGTATCAGGCAACCCCCTTGTTTTTTCCTGTTGTTCTTGTGCTTGTTTTTGACGTTCTGCATTTACTGCAGCATCAAACTCCGCTTGAGTTGGAACATTAATAACTGGATACTTAATTGCAGTATTTGGAACATCAATAATAGGAACTTCAAGACCACGAACAACTGGTTGTTCAACAGCACGAATTGTTGGTCTATCTATAGTTGAAATTACAGACGGACCATCAATTCTATTAATGTTTGCATTTGGTATGTTAATCGAATTATTTCCGTTTATTGGTCTTAGATTTGGATTATCAATTAGTTTTATTGGTTCCATTCACTACATCCTCAACTCTTGGGTATTTCACGACAACATCAGCACAAACTTTGTAATAAGGACTGTTCGAGTGGAACATCACTCCATTCTTATATGCTTCACCGCATTTTATTAATCTTACAAGTTCAAAATCTAATCTTGCTTTATCAGTTTCTACTTGTTGTCTAGCAATTTCAGTTTCTGCTCTTCTTTTGCATAAACTCATTAAATCACCATCTAATGGAATATTAAGACCAGCAGAAATGCCCCAGTTTCCGTTGCGAGATGCAAACGTTTCTGGGTCGTCACTATTGTTATTACTACTCATTAAAAATGGTGATACTGAAAAAGTTGCTCCCTGGCAACTTACTCCACCACCATAAGTATTAAGTGCATACGGTCCTTGAAGGACCTGAACTGCTTGGTTAGTTACATTTCCTGTAGCACTTGCACTTGGTCCGGCAATATTAGTATTACTAGGTGCAGGAGCACTTTGAGCGAATGCAGTCCCTGTTGAGATTATTGCGTAAAGACAGAGATTGATGTAGTGGTTGATTGGGTTTCTGTAGTGCGATCTATCCATGTTTCTTTTGCCACTCCAGGGCCAAGATATGTCTCACTAAATTGAAATGGGGCACCTTGAGTCATGATCGAATAACCAGCACCCCTTTGAGGAATGCCAGGAATGTTGATATTAGTTCCTGTTACAGTATAGGATTCACCAGTTGTATATTCAACTTGACGAATAGTTTCTATAATTTTTGTTGTTGATTCTGTTGTTGCATTGATCGTACCCCTAGTAAAATTGGGCACAACACTATTAGCATAAGCAGGAGTACAAATGACTCCCGCTGCTAAAAGCAAAGCGGGAGTTAAATGCCTCATTTGAATACGCTTAATTCAATAGATCTTTGGCCTGTAGCAGTGGTTCCTGCACCACCAGCAGTAACAGTAGGAACACCAGTTGGGGAAAGAGTTCCTGCAAGGGTCCCTTTTTCACCACCAACTTGAGTTACACTATCTCCATAGAGATTAGGTGTTCCAATCACACCATTAGTAACTGTTTGAGTGGTAACAGGAGTATCAGCAGCATTAATACTTTCCGAGAAACTAAATGCTTGTCCTGGAGTATTGATGTCATAAGTTCCAGCACCACCTACACCACCAAAAGATGTAGATTGAATATTGGTTCCTGATGCTGAATAGGAAGCACCGATTCTGGTTGATTGAACAGCAGCACCATCAACTTTCAATTGAACGGAATCAGTGATTTTTGATGTAATTTCAGCAGCATTAACTGGGATAGCGAAGAATAACGAAAAGGCTAATAGGAGTCTTTTCATTTTCTTATTGTGAATGAACACTAAAGTTATTTAGGAGACTGCTCCCATTTGGGGGGTTGACGTGGGAGGCAAACCATAGTATGATAAATAGGTAAACAAATGTTACGAATCTCTCACAATTCTTAACATTGTTAAACTCCCACTAACCGAGACCTATGGGGAGTATAAACACGTCTCTCATATCCCCGCTGAGGGTGCGGGGAGCATAGTAACTCCACCATTTCCCTGATGGTCTTACTACTATTTTAAAAAACAATGACTGCTTCAATTGCACAACAACAACGACAACTGAATACTTGGGAACAATTTTGCAACTGGATTACCAGCACCGACAACCGCCTCTATGTGGGTTGGTTCGGCGTTCTGATGATTCCTTGCCTTCTTGCCGCAACTATTTGCTTTATCGTTGCATTCATCGCTGCTCCTCCTGTGGACATCGATGGCATCCGTGAACCCGTTGCTGGTTCACTCATGTACGGAAACAACATCATCTCTGGTGCTGTTATCCCTTCGTCCAATGCTATTGGACTGCACTTTTACCCCATCTGGGAAGCTGCTTCCCTAGATGAGTGGCTCTACAACGGTGGACCTTTCCAACTGGTAGTGTTCCACTTCCTCATCGGCATCTATGCTTACATGGGTCGTGAGTGGGAACTCTCCTACCGCTTGGGTATGCGTCCTTGGATCTGCGTTGCATACAGCGCACCTGTTGCTGCTGCTTCTGCTGTTTTCCTGGTCTATCCTTTCGGCCAAGGTTCTTTCTCTGATGCGATGCCTCTTGGTATCTCTGGTACTTTCAACTACATGCTTGTGTTCCAGGCAGAGCACAACATCCTGATGCACCCCTTCCATATGCTTGGAGTTGCTGGTGTCTTCGGTGGTTCTCTGTTCAGTGCAATGCACGGTTCTCTGGTTACTTCCTCGCTGGTTCGTGAAACCACTGAGAACGAGTCACAGAACTATGGTTACAAGTTTGGTCAAGAAGAAGAGACCTATAACATCGTTGCTGCTCATGGATACTTCGGTCGTCTGATCTTCCAATA